ATGGCTATTTCAGATAGTTATCTAAAGTCGTGCCTTGGGCGCGAACGAGACAAAGTTGAAGAAAAGGCAGACCGTGATGGTCTGTGGGTACGCATCTCCAAAAAGGGGGCCGTTACTTTTTTCTACCGATTCCGCTTCCTGGGCAAACAAGACAAGATGACGATCGGCAGCTATCCGGAGTTCGGTTTAAAGGCTGCGCGCGATGAAGTGGCTAAGTGGGCCGCTATTCTTGCCCGTGGTGAAAACCCAAGGATCAGGCAAAGCCTCGACAAAGCCAAGATTAATAGCCAGTACACCTTCGAAGAGCTGTTCCGTGAATGGCACTCTATGGTCTGCATTCAGAAAGAGTCAGCCGGGCAGGTCCTCCGCTCGTTTGAACTGCACGTTTTCCCCAAGCTCGGGAAATACCCTGCGCATCAGCTCACGCTACACAACTGGCTCACTGTCCTGGACAGATTGGCCCAGGGTTACAGCGAGATCACCCGGCGCGTAATCAGCAACGGCCGACAGTGTTATTCCTGGGCAGTGAAACGGCAGCTGCTGGAAGTTAACCCGCTGTCAGAAATGTCTGGGCGTGATTTCGGCATCCAGAAACAAATGGGTGAGCGAACCCTGGACCGTAAAGAACTGGCGATTGTCTGGCGAGCCATTGAGGATTCCCGCCTCATTGAGCGAAACAAGATCCTCTATAAATTGTCTCTGATATGGGCATGCAGGGTCGGCGAACTCCGGCAGGCTGAAGTCGCACACTTTGATTTTGAAGAAGGGATCTGGACTGTTCCATGGGAAAACCACAAGACAGGGCGGAAGACAAAGAAACCGATAATTCGACCTATTATCCCGGAAATGCTCCCGCTGATAAAACGGGCCATTGAGCTGGCGCCAGGACGCTTTGTTTTTTCAAAATATGAAGACAAGCCGATGAGTGAAGGATTCCATATGAGCATCAGCAGCAACCTGGTTAAGTTCATGCTCAAGGCTTATAACGAGCAGGTCCCACACTTTACTATTCATGATCTGCGCAGGACTGCGCGAACGAACTTCTCAGAGCTAACCGAGCCGCATATCGCTGAGATAATGCTCGGGCACAAACTGCCTGGTGTTTGGTCGGTGTACGACAAGCACACCTATGTTGAGGAAATGAGAGTGGCATATGGTAAGTGGTGGGCCCGACTTATGAGCATCGTCGAGCCCGACATTCTGGAGTTCACGCCGCGTCAGGTTGGGTGAACAAATCGGGGCATAATAGGACAACTTAAGACATCTTAAGACAGTATGAGGTTGACCCCGTATAACTGTGGTTATAAACTGACTCTACATCACTAAAGAGTGATATGGAGGATGGTATGACACAAAAACGCGAAATTAGAACCAGTGATAAGCCGCGCCAGACTGTGCGTCGCTCAGCTGAGTATAAGGCGCGTCTGAGTGCAGCTTCTGCCATGCTGGCTGATAAAATGGACGAGAAGCGTATTGCATGGGCTTCAAAATAAGTCGCTCCCAAGCGCTAATCGAAGTTATTACTCAGTTTCCAATCACTGAGCTCCCTATACAAGAATTCGAAGAGTATAAGCGGGAATGCATCGATTATGATGACGTTCCCGCTCCTCCCATCCAAATTCAACTAGCTCATCCTGCTCACATAGAAACTATTGGACGTGACAAGCTCATGGAGCGTCCGGTTGAGGCTAGGGGTGAAGAACTACATCATGTTCATATCTGGCAGGAAGGTTGTTGCTGGGAAGATGGTGATGGGCTTCTAGTTCAGTGGGCTTCAACAAGCGATAGTTACGTTGTCTATTCTTACTTTATTGACAGAGATAAGGACCATCACTTCTATGTCATTGACTACTGCAACGACAAAGCTCACGCGTTGATTGAAGACAAGCAACAAGTCGCAGAGTGGACCCGCCAAGCCCAAGAGTTCAGGGTCAAAAATATTTAAAATTTGAAACCGCTGAAAGCCGATTGACTCAATCGGTTTTTTTATGCTTATCAATCAGCTCAGCAGTTTATCGAATTTTCAAAAGTTCTCAGGCCGACGCAGTTTTCCTAATTCATCCCTAACTAAATTCAGGTGAGACATCGGCTTGCGGGTAGCCCTGGACATCTCTCTGATTTGCCAGGCGGTGACTTTGGTTTTTAACCATTTATTGGGGCCGCCCATGTAAGCGCAATCCGGCTCAGGGAAAGGATTCTCGTTTGGGGCTCTTTTCCTGTAGCGTTCGAGCGTACGCGGGGAAATACACAATTGGCCGCAGATATCTTTGGTGCTCATCAGCTCAAATTTATTCGTTGCTTTGCTCATCTTCGTTCTCCAAGGGCCCCAACCGGGGCCGTTTGATAATTCTTTATCAGGACGACTGGCCGGGAAGGGCACGCAAGCGGCGCATGCCTGTCATTGCCGTGGCCACATAGCTCGCCTTGCGGTTCACTACCTCGACCCAGACCTTTACGCCTTCAACCTTCACCGTATACGTCTCTTTCATCTTGCTGCGCCCATATTCGCCGTATCTTTGCTGGTGGGCAGCCAGCGCGATTTCGCATGCCTGACGAGCGAGCGGGGACTGCTGATTGCCACGGTTAATCAGTCGCATGGCCATCTCCTTCGATACGCTTAAACTTGATCACCCAGACCCATGGGTTAGCGCGCCAGCTGTCAGAACCGTAGATAGACCGCCATAACGCTGCGTAAGCCTCTTTTACGTCACGGACCTGACCTGCTCCCCGTTGATTAGTACACCCCGATGTTAGTAATGTCTTCATAAGCCACATGAGGACATCCCCATGAAGAAGCGTTTTTCCGACGAACAGATCATCAGTATTCTCCGCGAAGCCGAAGCTGGGGTACCCGCCCGTGAACTCTGCCGCAAGCATGCCATTTCCGATGCCACGTTTTACACCTGGCGTAAGAAGTATGGCGGTATGGAGGTGCCTGAAGTTAAGCGCCTGAAGTCGCTTGAGGAAGAGAACGCCAGACTCAAGAAGCTGCTTGCCGAAGCCATGCTGGATAAAGAGGCGCTTCAGGTGGCTCTTGGGCGAAAGTACTGACGACAGACCAGAAGCGGGAAGCCGTGATGCTGATGTGTGATGCGACCGGTCTGTCGCAACGTCGTGCCTGCAGGCTTACAGGTTTATCCCTGTCGACCTGCCGCTATGAGGCTCACCGTCCGGCTGCTGATGCGCATTTATCAGGGCGCATCACTGAGCTGGCACTGGAGCGCAGGCGTTTTGGCTACCGTCGTATTTGGCAATTGCTGCGCCGTGAAGGGCTTCATGTTAATCATAAGCGCGTGTACCGGCTTTATCACCTCAGTGGCCTGGGCGTAAAACGCAGAAGACGTCGTAAAGGGCTGGCAACAGAACGCCTGCCGCTGCTCCGTCCGGCGGCGCCCAATCTGACCTGGTCGATGGATTTCGTCATGGACGCACTTTCCACCGGTCGCAGGATCAAGTGTCTTACCTGCGTCGATGATTTCACAAAGGAATGCCTGACGGTCACTGTTGCCTTTGGGATTTCAGGCGTTCAGGTCTCGCGTATTCTGGACAGCATTGCACTGTTTCGAGGCTATCCGGCGACGATAAGAACTGACCAGGGGCCGGAGTTCACTTGCCGTGCACTGGATCAATGGGCCTTTGAGCATGGTGTTGAGTTGCGCTTAATCCAGCCGGGCAAGCCAACGCAGAACGGATTTATTGAGAGCTTTAACGGACGATTTCGCGATGAATGCCTGAATGAGCACTGGTTCAGCGATATCGTTCACGCAAGGAAAATCATTAATGACTGGCGGCAGGATTATAACGAGTGTCGTCCACATTCAGCACTGAATTATCAGACGCCATCAGAGTTTGCAGCACGGTGGCGAAATGGAAAATGTGAAGGTAAACAAACCGACCTTACTAACTGACGGTTGTATCTAATCCTGGGGGCAGGTCATGCCCGCTCCCGTGCGGGCTTTTTTTATTCCCCTCATTACTGAGAGGATACACAGCTATATGAGGGGAGACCTATGTCCGATCCATTTTCCGGCACAGGGCTGGCCGGTTTAGCTTTGACTGGAGCAAGTGTTTACGGTCTATTGACCGGAACTGATTACGGTGTTGTTTTTGGAGCATTTGCAGGCGCAGTATTCTACATAGCGACAGCAGCTGACCTGAGTGTGTTACGTCGCCTGGCCTACTTCTTCGTGTCGTATATCGTCGGCATTCTTTGTTCGGGGTTGTTGGGGTCAAAACTCACATCCTGGACGGGGTACACCGAGAAGCCTCTGGATGCTATTGGTGCCGTAATAGCTTCTGCGTTAGCCGTTCAAATCCTTACGTTCCTGAACAAGCAGGACATCGGCTCGCTGGTGGCGCTGATAACGCGCCGGGGAGGTTCAGGTGGTACTAAATGACCCAACAGCAACTATCAACGCGCTGCTCTGCGCCGGAGTTGTAATTACTCTGATGTTTTACCGCCGTGGTGATTCGCGGCATCGGCCATGGATTTCGCGTTTAGCCTGGCTGATTACCGTCACTTACAGCGCTGTACCGCTGGCGTACCTGTGTGGGATCTACCCGCATTCATCATGGGCCACCATTGCGGCCAATATCATATTCCTTTCCGTGCTGGTGGCCGTCAAAGGCAACGTTGCACGTCTGGTTGATCATCTGAGGCACTAATGAACCAATCACAATTTCAGAAGGCGGCTGGTATCAGCGCCGGGTTAGCTGCACGCTGGTTTCCGCATATCGACGCCGCTATGAAGGAATACGGCATAACCGCACCGCTTGATCAGGCGATGTTTATTGCCCAGATGGGGCATGAAAGCACCAGATTTACCCGACTGGTGGAGAACCTGAATTACGCGGTTGAAAACCTGGTACCGACGTTCGGCAGCCACCGCATCACTCAACAGCAATCCGCCGCACTTGGCAGAACGGCAACGCAACCGGCAAACCAGAAAGCGATCGCCAATCTGGTATACGGTGGTGAGTGGGGAAAAGAACACCTTGGCAATCAGGTCGCTGGTGATGGCTGGAAATATCGCGGTCGTGGGCTGAAACAGATTACCGGCCTGAGCAACTATCGCAGTTGTGGCCAGGCGTTGAAACTGGACCTTGTTACTCATCCGGAGCTGCTTGAAAAGGATGAATACGCCGCGCGCTCTGCCGCATGGTTCTATGCCTCCCGCGGTTGCCTTCTTCATTCCGGCGACATTGAGCGCGTGACACTGTTAATCAATGGCGGCCGCAACGGGCTGGATAAACGCCGTGCGCTGTTTAATCTGGCGAAATCAGTTTTGGTGTGAGGTGAGAGTGGGTATCGAAACGATAATCGGGCTGGCCGCACTGGTGATTTCCGCCATTGCAGGCGCTTTTGGCCTGGGCCATATTTGCGGCACCAGCAAAGCTGAAGCGAAAGCCGACCAGCAGCGCACCAAAGATAACGCAGCGGCAACGGTCGCAGCAGCCGAACGCCGGGTAGAAGCAACGAAAGAGGCCAGCAATGTACAGCAGACTGTTAACCATATGTCTGACGACGATGTTGATCGCGAGCTGCGGGACAACTGGACCCGTAAGGGTTGAGGTAGCCGATACGTCCTGCGACTGGGTTAAACCCATCTACTGCACAGCGCACGACTGGGATGTACTGGACAGGCAGACGAAGCGCGACATCCTGGCGCATAACAAAGCGTGGCAGGCGAACTGCAAGTAGGCCTTAATTGAAAGATAACTAAATAAATTTTCCAAATGGTCGTTATATAGAGAGTGTGTTTAATTAAGGGGGCAAACAATGCCTTTTCTCATGGTGTTCTTTGTTGTCATTATGGTGTTACTCCTCTGGAAGGCAGGAATACCCCAGGCTATCATTATGTTAATCATACCCATCATGTTTAGTACTTTGGGAGGTATGGTTGCCGCCGTGGGAGTAAGCGCGTTCGCTACACCTATTGTTGGAGTGCCTGTTGGAATCGTTGTATTTTTAATGTTGATGGGTAAGTTTTTATCCAGGAGGTAACCTAAATCCAATACTGAGGACAGGCATGTCACATGAATAGCTATGGCTTTCTTATGCGCATTCTTCATCTATTACAAAGCTCATCTGCTGGTTGCTAATGATGATAAAATGCAGAGTCCCATGGATTTTGGGGTAGGAAAAGCCTGGATATGATGCTAGAAATAATAACATTAAAAAGACCGTGAGATGCAGTATGAAAATCTTAGGATTGGATGAGTACAGAACCCTTCGTGAGGGAGGGACAATGAAGTATTTTGAACTGGAACGCATGCCTAACAGCACTTGGGTTGCCATTTTCGAAAGTTTGTTTGCCGAAAAGGATGAAAAGGCGTGGGTAGAGGGTTACTGCATTGTGACGAACTGCTCAAACAGTGAAGTATCCACCCGGTTCATATACTTGAAAGAAAAGTGCGAAGAAGCGAACTCTATATACAGGGTTAAGCATTCTGCACTATAACTAATTAAATAAAGTTAAACTCCTGGTGATTTGTTTGCTGCCATTTTCACTTCTTTCAGAATTGAATTCAGGTGTATGAGTTAAAAAAGACTTTTGGGCTATTAAAGGTAACGTAAATCACAGGCAAAAGATTCATCAATGTGATTGAGTGTTCATGGGACTAACAATCTTCTCTTGTAAGGAATTATGTGTAGAAGGAGATTTTATGGCACAGCTATTGATTTTTGCTGATGATGAGCCTGCTAAGTTGCTGAAAATTCGAAGTTATCGGAGCAAGATTCTTTATCTGTATGCTAATAATGAGGTGAGGTGTTTGGATGTGGTGATTTTTTTTTCAACTTTTCTGAAAGGCGAAAGTGGAGCCATATTGGTGGCAGCCGACAGATACGTGAGCAGGAAAGAAATTATCGAGGCTTATGATGCTCTGATTGGTTGAAAGCAGCGAGACTGGCGCGTAGCAGTAGGATGGGTCATGCTTGGTTCTATACGTCAGTAGAGTGATACAGGAGTTCATATCGGCCAGACGAAGCGTGATGCTACTTTAATCCAGCGGGTGAGCGCTTAATATTGTTTGTCCCAACGGTTAGAACCCATTTCTGATTACCACATTCAAGCCACTGGCACTCGCTGGTGGCTTTTTTTATTGGAGTGAATAATGGCAAAACCGGACTGGGGAGAGCTTCAGCAACGGTTCCTGTCCGAACATGCCGCAACCGGCGTATCACCAAAGGAATGGTGTGAAGCGCAGGGACTGAACTACGCTACCGCCCGACGATATATCAAAAAAACTTCTGCGCAAAAACCTGCGCAGAAAAAAATGCGCACTGCGCAGAAAGATAAAAGCGCAAATGAACTGGTGGATGATGATGGACTTACTGCTCAGCAGTGCTTATTTGTCGCGGAGTATCTGAAGGACAACAACGCCACCGCTGCCGCTGCACGTGCTGGTTATAGTGACCCAAACTACGGCCGTCAGCTCATAACGAATCCTAACGTTGCGCAGGCCATTGCGCATCAGCAGAAAGCCTCCATTGCGCGCACGCTTGGCGGTGCCGATGAAGTCCTCGCGCAGATTTGGCAGCTCGCCACCTTCGATGCAAACCAGCTTTCACAGTATCGTCGCGGCGCGTGTCGTTACTGCTGGGGATTCGGTCACCAGTACCAGTGGCGCGATATGGTGGAGTTCGAAGAGAAACGCCTCGAAGCGCTTGAACGGAAAAGTCGCGAGCCCGTCGATGTAGGCGGCTATGGCTACGATCACACCAGAGAGGCTAACCCTGGCTGTCCGCGCTGTAACGGCGATGGTATTGGTCAACCGTATTTCCCTGATACGCGAAAGCTCCCGGCAACTTCTCGGCTCGCTTACTCCGGCGTAAAAGTCGGTTTAGACAAAACAGTAAATACCGAAGGAAACCAGTCCATTTCAGGAGAGAAAAACTTCACTGGCCCTTTGAAAATTACCGCAGCATATCCGCAAATTACTTTATGGGCGACTGCCCAGCCAAACGGCACTTATGGTCGGGTAGTTACATTCGGTAGTGAGGGTAACAAAACCTTCATTGCTGCACGGCAATGGGAAGGCGGAAATAACACTTGCGTGACCTATCTGCCCACTTTTAAGGACGGTTATTTCACATTCTGGACAACCTCAAATACGACAGTAACCTCTGACGGAACCATTAAACAGGCTTCTCCCATTGCCAGAATCGTTAAGTCTCAGGGAGAGAACCGGCGTACGGATATTGAAAATGATGGATTCACATGGTGCGGCTGCGGCACGGCTAACGCCGAGGCAGAGGGAGTATCCATTTCTCGCCTTGACACGGGGGTTTACGAACTCACTGGTTCGGCAGGCCTGGCGTCAGAGGGATGGCAATTACTGCCGCCAATGGACCCTGGCGGCATGGGAGAACTGGGTGTTGTTGAAGCGGAGCAGACAGAAAGCGGTGGTTTGACGATTCGGCTTTTTAAGCGGAAATATATGCTGAGCGATGAAGGGGAGATCGTCAAAACAAAAGGGGCTCCTATGGATGTTCCGGCCAACAGCTGGATCGACGTTCGCCTCGATATGCCAGAGGATAGCATCTGGAAAACAAGAGCTTCCGAAGCTTCTCTTGAACTGACAGAGCAGCCTGAGGACATTCAGCCTTAAAAATTAATAGGCGAACCCAAATTGATCTGCATTCCATTTGAAACTACTGTATATAAACACAGTAATAAAGGGAGTGCAGATTATGCCCCGAAATTCAGATATTCAGGCCGCCTTTATTGCGGCCATAGAGCTTAACCCAAAGGGCTACCGCTACCTGAGAACAGACAGCTTTATAGAAAAGTTGCGTAGTTTTAACTGGCACTTCACCCGAGCCTACGCCAATGCATGGATAGAGCGCAATCAGCCAGGCTTCGCTGACAAGACGACAGACGGTAGCGATAACCGGTACTGGATCCTGAGAAACATGGGGAGGGTGCACTGATGGGATTTCCTTCACCGGCGGCTGATTTCGTAGCACCGCGTTTATCTCCGGAAATTATCTGCGGGATCGGCATGAACAGCCGCATCCTCGAAACCTCGTCTGGCTTTGCGGTTATCGAGCCGTGCACCAGACTGGTACAGAATCAGGTTCTGCTAATCCTCAGCGGCGGACGGACTCAGTTTGCCAGAGTCATGGGCAGGGCGCTGATTTGTGATGATGGTGAAGCGATAGAGGGGGAGGCTGAGGAAGAGGTTGAGGTGATGGGGCGGGTGACGTTCTTCATCAACAGCGTGATCGAAGAGGACAGGGTGGTGTGA